ACAGGACCTGCTTACAATAGTCATCAAATCCTCTAATTATGAACTTTGAAAAGTTAATAAGTCAGATTGAGGGTAACAAGATTATTAAAGAGACAGGTGGCTTAACAGCTATCCCTCCTCCATTTCCTCGTTTATCAGAACATTATGGAGGATTTACTAAAGGTTCTATTACTTGTTTAACTGCTGCTTCAGGTGTAGGTAAGTCAAAGTTTGCTAAATACATGACTATTCTTAACATCATGAAGAAGACACAGAACACAAACATAGTTCCTAAAATCTTCTATTTTGCCTTAGAGGAAAGTGCTACAGACTTTTGGTTATCATTTCTATCTATGTATATGTATGAGAAACACCGTATTACAATCAGTGTATCTCAACTTAAATCAGTAGGTAATTATACTTTAAGTAGCGAACTATTAGAAAAGGTAAAGCAAGGAGAGAAGTTCATTAACACACTAGAAAGATCAGTAGAGGTAGTTGACTATATCAGAAATCCCACAGGTATGGCTAAGTACGTAAAAGCGTACTTCGAAAATCCTGAGATAGGAGAATACACCTACAAAGAAATAGAAGAAGGTAAGCGTATAATAACAGGTTATACTTATAAGTCAGATGACTTGTGGGTGTTCTTTGTATTAGATCATATTAGTCTTTTATCTAATGAGCTAGCTCCTGACACTAAGATGAAGTTATCGTCTTATCAAACGTTTGACTTTATGATTAAGGATTATGTTCTTGATATATTTTCTAAGCGTTTTAAGATGGTTAATGTAATCGTCCACCAACAAACACCAGCTTCAGAAAAGCAAACTTACACTTACAAAGGTCAACTTATGGAAGAGAAGCTAGAACCCTCAATGGAGGAGCTTCACATCAATAAGGGTGTACACCAAGACTACGAAGTAGTAATAGGTTTGTTTAGTCCTGCTAGATACAACATAGGCACACACAATGGCTATGATGTATCATTACTCGGTAACCACTACAGATCCCTTAAATTCCTAAAAGATAGATACTTTGGCTTAGAAAACTCAAGCATCGGTCTATACTTTAATGGAGCTAACGGAGAATTTGAAGAGTTACCTAGACCCCAAGAGATGAATAGCCCTACAGCTAATCACTATGAGAATTTTTTAAGAAAAGCAAAACATTAAAAATGATCGAAGAAGAAAAGAACCCTTATTTAGTACAACTCATACGGAAGATGTGTGAAGTAATCAACGTAGATTACAACACTATAGACTTTCAAGAAGATGAATGGTATGATAAACATACCTGGACAGAAGAACAAGAAAACGAATACATTGTATGGATGTCAGAAGAGCTTTTTAACAACGAAGCTATGAGAGAAGAACTGTTAGAAAACCCTGAGAAAAGTATTATGAATTGTTTCCACGCAGCAGTACACTTTGTAGCCAACTTTGGTTGGGATACACTAGGTGATATTGTAGACAACATAGAAGAAAACAAAGTAAAATAAAAAATATGTCATCAAAACTAATCGCAATTGTAGGTCCTTCAGGTACAGGTAAATCTACCTCTATCAGGACTCTAGACCCAAAAGAAACCTTTATTATTAACGTAGCACGGAAAGAATTGCCTTTCAAAGGAGCTGAGAAACTCTACAACCTAGAATCTAAGAATTACATGGAAGTAGACGACATCAACCAAATCACTACCTTGTTACAACAGATTAGCGAGAAAGCATTACACATTAAGACTATCGTAATGGATGATGCTATCTACTCTATGTCATTTCTTATGATGAAGAAAGCTAACGAAGTAGGCTTTGGTAAGTTTGTTAACTTGGCTAAAGACGTAACTAACATGCTTACTACTGCTCGTAAGCTTCGTAATGACCTTAAAGTATTCTACATCACTCACAGCGAAACAATTGAGGATGATGGACATATCGTAGGTCAGAAGATTAAGACTATCGGTAAAGCGTTAGACAACCAGATTGTTCTCGAAGGATTGTTTACAATCGCACTTTATACTCACGTAGGTGAAGATAAAGACGAGAATGCAACTTATCATTTTGTGACTAACCGTTTCCGCAACTATCCTGCTAAGAGCCCAATGGATATGTTCTCAGAAACTTTAATCCCTAATGACCTTAACTTAGTATGTCAGTCTATTGACTCCTATTACACAGAAGAAGTAACCAAAACAAAATAAAAAACAAAAAAAAATTATTATGAAATTTGACGAATTAGAAACCAGAGAGCCTTCATCAGGCAAAAAGATGTACACAGGATTTGCTCCTATTCAAATTGTAGCTGTTAACCCTAACAGTAAAGCACTTGCTGCTTTACTAGGTATTGACGAAGACAAAGTAAAAGAGCCTAACTATGACGGTGAAAACGGAATGCGTTTAGACTTCTGGTATGTAAACCATCCTGATTTTAAAACAGACTTACGTGGTAAGTTTTCTTTGTGGGTAAACAATGATACTCGTACCTCTCAAGCAGGTAAGAAACAATTCATTGACAACTTTACTAGAACTTCTTGGGCTGAGAACTTGGCTGCTTTGAGTGAAGCACAAGCATCTTTGGATCCTTCTCGTAGAATGGACCTTAAGAGTGTTCGTGAAGCTAAAGGTGGTGAAGAAACTGTATACTCTTTATTGAAGGCTTATGGTAATATCTCTCCTAAAGAGAAGCCATTTGTATTGGATTCTTGGAATTCTATTGCAAAAGGTAAAGGTAATGAGTTGGTAGATTTCTTTGCACACTTTAACAAAGCCAACATGGGTGTTAAAGTTCTCTTAGGAATCAAAGACGACAAGTACCAAGATGTATGTACTAAAGTATTTGTAAACGTAAACAGTAAAATCACTGATTACGTAGCTAAACAAGTTACTGGTGAGTATGGATTTAAGAGTTTCTACGGAAACTTTGACTTCAAAGAATACACCGAAAACAATGCACCTGCTGCTAACGAAGTAGAAAGTCCTTTTGCTAGTGATATGATGTCATGGGAAAAAAGCGATGTAGCTACTGCTCCTGTTAGTGATGACGTAGATAGCTTGTTTTAATTTTAACTAACTGTTTCATTTTTAAGAAAAGGGGTTACATTTGTAGCCCCTTTTTCTTTTAAAAACCTTTCTTATGGATCTGACAAGTATAGAAATTAGACCTAACGTACAAACTTTGTACAAGTTATTAGGTCAAGAACAACTCATGGAGTTTTACTTCGGAGAAAAGATTAACTTTAGAAACAAGTACAAGAATCCTTTCAGATCTGATAAGCATGCAACATGCTTCTTTAAGTGGAGTCAAGGTGGTAATCTTTATTTTATAGATTACGCTACTGAGAAAATCCACTACAACTGTATAGACATAGCTCAAATGAGAACTGGTTACGAGTATCCAGACATTCTCTATAAGATTGAGTCTGACTTCCAACTTAAGAACTTTAGCCTAGAAGACAGGTTAGGTCTTAAAATAGAAGTCGACAGTCTTAAAACAGTTAAACCAGCAGAGGTAAAGCCAGCATCTATTAAAGTTAAACTTACTCGTTTTACACAAAAAGACTTAGAGTATTGGGCACAGTTCGGAGTAACTCCAAGTATCCTTAAGTTTTTTGACATAAGAAGAGTAGACAAAGCTTGGATAGCTGATAACATCTGGTACATTAACAATGACTTTGATCCTTGCTATCGCTACAAAGAGAAAGATAAGTTTAAATTATACCGTCCTTTTGCAGAAAAGAGAGTAAAGTTTAGAACTAATTTCTTCGGAGGCATGCTAGAAGGATACACACAACTCCCTCACAAAGGAAGTATCCTAGTCATTACTAAAGGTACTAAAGATGTTATGACCTTACACTCTATTGGAGTTAATGCAGTTGCAGTAAGAAGCGAAACTACACCTATATCGGAAAATGCCTATGAATTGCTTAGAGCAAGATTCGATAACATATATGTGTGGTTTGATGCAGATAGAGCAGGTATAGAAGGCTCACAGAAAATATCTGAGATGTACGACATACCTGTATTATACCATCATGCAAGTCTAGGTAAGGACATTAGTGACATTTATAAAGAACACGGAAAAGATAAATTAATAAAATTATGCCAAGAGTTAAAGATATTGTAAAAGAAGCTTTAGAAATTGTGTTCACAAAACTCAAAATAGAACCTCTTATGCAAGAGAGTCTATTGAATACAGTAAATTTAAAATCTAAAAACAAAGAGTTCTATCAAAGAAGGATTAATATAATCGATCCTGAAGAGTATGCAAGAAAGAAAAAACTAGCACAAGAAAAAGCTCAGATGGTTAAAGTAAATCTAGCTAAGTTTACAGACTTTGAGCAGACTATTATAAAGATAGTTTGTAACGTCAATAGAATCAGTGTAGAAGAGTTTGTTAAACTAAGCAGAAAGAGAGAGTATGTAGAAGCTAGATTTCAGTTTGCTGCTGTTTTACTTATTCAATTTCACTACACATATACCAAAGTAGGTAACTTACTAGGCAAAGATCACTCTACAATCATTCATTCGATTAGGCAGCATACTGACTTCTACGATGTAATGAACAGCTATAAGGTAAGATATAATCAAATCCTTAACATGGTAGATGATGTTTTTCCTGGTATGATGAATACAGAGATTAGAGCTAATGTTATTGTAGAAACTTTAGATAGTAGCAGAAGACGTAAACGTAGAAAAGAGATTAATGAAAAAATTAGTAAATATTCCAGATGATTGGTATTTACACCTAAGAGATACAATAGAAAGTCCATATTTTAAGAGCCTTGGGGGCTTCATTGCTAAGGAAAGACAAACTAAGTCTATTCTTCCTTACAAAGATGAAGTCTTCAAGGCTTTTAATTTAACCCCTTTTCAGAAAGTAAGAGTGGTTATCTTAGGTATGGATCCGTATCCAGGTAGATACAAAGGAGAACCTACAGCACATGGCTTAGCTTTCAGTCCTAGAAATAAAGATCAAGTTCCTCCTTCTTTAAGGGTTATGTATAACAAGATTAAAGAAGATATTTATCCAGACGAACTATCATTTCCTATTGACATGGACCTAGAAGCATGGGCTAAGCAAGGAGTTCTCTTAATTAACGCAGCTTTAACTATCGAAGAAGGTAAGTCAGGTTCTCACCTAGCTCATTGGACTCAATTTACAGAAGCTGTATTCAAAACTTTAAACGAAAGCACCACAGGACTTATTTTTTGTTTCTGGGGTAAAGACGCTTTAAAGTTTGCTCACCTGATTGATGATAAATTTCATCACGTATTAGTAGCATCTCATCCTGCAGCTGCTCTATACGCTGGAGGTAAGTGGGAATGTAACCACTTTAAAAGAATAAACGAAATATTAATGGCCAGTAATCGTGATGATATAGACTGGCTACAAAACTTAAAATAAAAAATATGAATTGGCAAGATTTCGAGACATTAAGTCATTTAGAATTTAAATCTAAATTAATAGAACACTTTACTGAAAGAGTAAAACAAACCAAACTAATGGAACAAAGCACCGAGTACGAATATTGTGAAGTACAAGGTAGAATTAAAGAACTAGAAGAACTACAAAACTTTATTGAAACATTTAAAAGACCAGCCTTATGAACAAACAACAATTATTAGAAACCTCCAGGACTAACTGGACAGTAGACAAACGTGAACTAGTAGGTCCTAACGGAGAACCTACTCCTGCTTTTGGTATCTTCAGAGGAGATACTAACAAGTGTTTAGGTATCGTAGGATCTAAATATGTTCCTACACAGAATGAAGAAATCTTAGACATGCTTTTAGAAGCTGCTGCTAGGGTTAATATCTCAGGAGAAAGAGGTGGTTTCTTAGGAGACGGCCAGAAAGTATACTATCAATTCCCTCTAACTGATGTTACTATCGGTGGATCTGACAATAAGAGGTTTCTTACAGCCCTTACTTCACACGATGGTAGTGCTCCTATTGGCTTCGGAGCAACCAATGTGACAGTTGTATGTGCTAACACGTTTTACATGGCTCTAAGAGAGTCTCAGAGGGTAAGACACACTAAGAACTCTCACGGAAGATTAGCTATTATCATCTCTCAACTACAAAACTCTCTTACTCAAGAGGAGCAATTTGTTGAGAAGTTAATCGAATTGAGTAAAATTAACATTCCTGAAGTAGTTACAGACGATTTTATCTTAGGTATTATCGGAGGTGATGGGGAAGCTTCTCGTACTAAGAATCGTATCTTAGATTTCAAACAAGCTATTGCTACTGAGTATAACACTCATGGTAATACAGCTTATGCTTTGTTTAATGCTACTACTCGTTTCACTAACTATATGATGGGACACAAGAGTATAGAGCATAAGCGTGAGTCTTTGATCCACGGAACAGCTTACAACATCAACAACAGAGGCTTAGAATTAATTTCTGAAACCTACACTCCTTTACACGAAGCTAGATTAACTTTGTAATTCTCTTGCATGCCAAAAAAGATTAGGGGGTCAACAGATCCCCTTTTCTTTTAGTTATATTTGTACACCATGTTAAAGAGAACAATCAAGAAAGTTCCTGTAAAAGGAAATCCCGAAGAAAGAGACTTGCAGAAGCCTTGCTCTGAGTGCGGTAAAGTAAAAGCTATCGCCAACAAGACTAAAAGACTTTGTGCAGGATGTGTAGTAAAAGAAAAGAAAGCTAAGCAAAAAGTCCGCAAAGAAATCAAACGTAAGATCAAACAAGAAACTATTACTCAAACCAAGTTAGATCAAATAACATCATGGTTAGTAAGAGGTGCACACATCAATAAGTGCCATGCTTGTGAAATTACTCTAGATCCTAAAGGACTTCAATGTGCTCACTTTGTAGGTAGAACTAAAGTATCTACTCGTTATCACTTAACTAACTTATTACCAGCTTGTCCTAAGTGTAATCTTTATACCCCTCATCACGTATGGAACTTAGGTAAATCCCTAAACAAGATATGGGGAGAAGATACTACAGAAGACATGCTACAACTTTCGAATAAGATTCTTAAGT